ATTAGCATCAGAAGAAACTGATGTTCAAAACTTTACCGATTTGGCAAAGATATCTGATGATAGGTTGTTAAGCATCGTAACTCAAATCAATGAGAAAAAACAATTAATCATTACAAAAGTTACAGAAGCAATCAGTGCTGGATGTACTTTTATGATGTCTACAGCAGTTATCAATGGAGTTACCGTTGGTGTGGGTAGCACAGTTATTGGAGATTATGCATATATTAAAAAGTATTCTGGTCTTGACAATTATTCAGCATCTAACCCATTTTCCTCTGATGATACTTTAACTCTAACCGCATCAAATTCTGGAACAGGATACTTTTCTGGATTTACGGTAAATGCTGGAAGCACAGTCGGAACATATTATACTGTTGCAAATAATCCTCTTCTGCCAGCAACACCACCAACAATTTGTGCAACTCGCACAGCAGAAATTGATGCTTTGGCTACAGAAATTAGTACTCTTCGATCTCAAATTAATAATGCTCTGATTACAAATACAAATACGATCAAAGACAGGAAAACAACCAGTGAAGTATTTGTGTGGGGATATAAGAGTCGAGATAAAAAAGTTAATTCTTTTGTTTCTAATAATGATAGTGTGATATCAACCATTAAAAACGAGTCAGCATTTCAGTAATTTTTCTTAACCCCCTTGACATGGGGGACCGACCTGCCCTATAATATGGGGGTAATCAACGGAACACCACATGAGCACCGCACAAGAAACCGTCCAGGGTATTGTGATTGATGTATGCACTCGCACTTTTCTTCTCCTCAGTGACCAAGGCAGTGAACGTCTGGTAGAGTGTGAGACTGTCCAAGAATTTATGAACGTTCTGGAAGTAGTCACCGCACAACTGGATCCCGAACAAATTGAATATGCTGATCTGGCAGTGCATGGTGAGCAAAACTAAATAAAAGTCAAATGGAAGTTTTCACTGTGGAAGAATTTCAAGAGAGATTCGATGAACTCATGGAACGAGTCGAGAATGGAGAAAGTTTAGGTATCGTCAACGAAGACGGGCAGGCAGCAGTAATGATGCCCGTAGATGAGGATCTGATACGAATACACACCGAACTAAACAACGAAGCTCAGTAATACTCTGAGTTTTTATGGGACTGTCGCCTATTGGTTAAGGCCCACTGCTTATAACGGTGTGAACGGAGTTCAATTCTCCGCAGTCCTACTGGGCTGGTTTAGCTCTCTGGCGAAAGCACTGCCCTCATAAGGCAAGACAGGTCGGTTCGATCCCGACAACCAGCACTTGACCATAAAGACTTTTTGAGTTATTATGGTCCTACAACTGAATACTTCTATGGGAGCGTGGCGGAATAGGTAGACGCACCGGACTTATGTAAAATTGAGCCTCATTTGGGAAACCTTATGAGTGCCCCTCCTCAAATTCGGGGAAACCTTTAAAATGGCAATCCCGAGCCAAGCAAGAGAAATCTTGAAGGTGTAGAGACTAGACGGGGAGCACCTAAACCGAAAGGTATGGTGAAGGTATAGTCCAGACCACAAACTCTATGAGGCGGCGAAAGTCGTAGTGGTAAGAAAATCCGTTGGGAGTTAATCCCGTGAGAGTTCGATTCTCTCCGTTCCTATAAAAATAAATACAAGATATGGGAAAATCCCTATGTCTTATCGTATCGATCATGCATACTGCTGGTACAATAACGGCACTATGATCGTGAAAATGTATTTCATCAATCACATTCCTTTCACATTTGATGAACTACCAGATGGACATTTGTACGATCATGATCTTTGTAGAGCAGCAGATCAAAATCGTACATTTGAACCAGAAGACTTGTACAGAAATTCTTTCTATTTGATTGATGAAGAAGCACATCCTTGCTTATTTCCAGTCGAGTTAGAGAACCCTGAAGATATGCCAGATGAGATAGAATTTGAGTATGATGGGGAAGATTTGACTTGATAAATAAAGATGCTTAATCGTGGTTGTTTAAGCAAAGAGTGGGAGCAGAAATGCTCCTTTTCTTGTATAAATATTTGCAACCACGATTAAAGCAGATGAATAACTATTATACTTACGCATATTTGCGTGAAGATGGAACCCCATACTATATCGGGAAAGGTAAGGCAGGTAGAATTAACAATAAACTCCATGCAATCAATCTCCCCCCTGAAGAAGGTAGAAGAATATTCTTAAAGATAAATCTTACGGACGAAGAAGCACGGAAGCACGAAATTTATATGATTTTTGTGTTGGGTAGAAAGGATTTAGGAACAGGGATTTTGAGAAATATGACTGATGGTGGTGAGGGATGTGCTGGTAGAGTTTTAAGTGAAAAAACTAAAAAAAAGTTAAGTGAGGTACATAAGAATAGAAAAAAGAGTAAAGAACATAGAAAGGCATTAAGTGAAGCAGCAAAGAAAAGAAAAGCAAGTGATAAATGGAAGGAGAGTGTAAGTGTTGCTATGAAGGGTATTATGTCGAGAGAAAAGAATCCTTCTTGGGGTAAAAAATGGTGGAATAATGGAGTAGAATGTAAGTTTTCAAGAGAGTGTCCTGGTAAGGAATATAAATTGGGAAGGATAATAAATAAAGCATAGAAGTAATAATTGGTGCGGAAAATTGCCATTAAATAAATTAGATAACTTTATTAAGAATACTGAGGGTCGTATTCTTTATGTAAGCCCTAGTGATCTGGACTCTACTGATAGCATCGATAATCAAGGAAATTCTCTTGCTAGACCTTTCAAAACGATTCAGAGAGCACTTATCGAGGCAGCAAGATTTTCGTATGTAAAAGGAACAAATAACGATATTACAGAAAAAACAACCATTCTGTTGATGCCTGGTGAGCACACGGTTGATAACAGACCTGGTTATAGAATCTATAATGACAGTGGAACGGCAAGAGTTATTCCACCAGATGGATCTCAAAGTGGTTCAAATCCAACTGCATCCAGTACATTAAGTCTTTCACTTACATCAAACTTTGATCTTACACAATCTGATAATGACCTCATTAAGTTTAATAGTATTAATGGTGGTGTAATCGTTCCCAGAGGAACTTCAATTGTTGGTCTTGACCTTAGAAAAACCAAAATCCGTCCAAAGTACGTTCCAAACCCAACAGATTCTACAACAGAAAACAGTGCAATTTTCAGAATCACCGGTGCGTGTTACTTCTGGCAATTTTGTATCTTTGATGCTTTAGAATCTGGAACCGTTTATACAAATCCGACCGACTTCACTGATATTGCTAAACCAACTTTTTCACACCATAAATTAACTTGTTTTGAGTATGCTGATGGTGTAAATGAATATGCTGATACTGGTCTTACTGACCTTGATATGTATTATGCAAAGTTAGGATATGCATTTAGTGGTGGCACAAGCAGGGAGATAGAAGACAAATATCCAACCGATCCAGATGCATTTGCCAAGCAAAGACCAGAATGGGAAATTGTTGGAGCATTTGACACTGATGATATTTCAATTACTTCAATCAATCTTTCGAGTAGTGGAAGTAATCTAGTTACTGTTGTTACTGATGTTCCTCATCAATTTATTGAAGGAACTCCAATTAAGATCAGAAATGTATCTCCAGTCGATTATAACATTTCGACAAAAGTTCAGACGATTATTAATAGCACCACATTTACATATCTGATTCCAGGTGCAAGGAGAGATCTAGAAATCAATGGAAGCACTGCTGGTGCAAAAGTAACCATTGAAACTGATACCGTATCTGGTGCATCTCCATACATCTTCAATATTTCCCTACGTTCAATTTGGGGTATGTGCGGAATGCACGCCGATGGTAGCAAAGCATCGGGATTCCGTTCGATGGTTGTTGCACAGTTCACCGGTGTTTCACTGCAAAAAGATGACCGTGCATTTGTAAAATACTTCCCAGATTCCAGAACTTATATTGGAAATGATGCAAGTAAAGTAACTGGTGCAACTCTTTCAACTCAATCATCATCAACAAGTCCAAATACTGCTTATCACTTAGATTCCAGTGCAATTTACAGAAGAGGATGGGATTCGAGTCATATCAAAGTAAGTAATGATGGATTCATTCAGATTGTATCGGTTTTCGCAATCGGATTCACAAAGCACTTTGATTGTGAAACCGGTGGTGACTTAAGTATCACAAACTCCAACTCAAACTTTGGTCAAATCTCTCTGAACTCCGAAGGGTTTAGAGAGCAGGCATTTGCAAAAGATAACAATGCCTTCATCACAAATATTATAACTCCTAGATCAATTGTAGAAACTGAAAAAGAAGTTGATTGGATTTCAATTGATGTTGGAGTTACAACAAATACCACTAAAAATCCAAGTGCAGATAGAATTTATCTGTATGGATTTACATCGGAAGATGATGTGCCGCCAATTCTGACTCAAGGATATCGTATCGGTGCCAAATTACATGATAAATTATTTGTCGAACTAAACAACGCAGAGTACTCTGCAAATATTTTGATGTCTGATGGCACTACAAGTAGTGTCAAAGAATACTCTGCAACAATTGCATCTAATAAATTTACGATTGGTACAAATACCATTGAAAATGGTGAAAAAGTCATTATTATCAGTGATACTGGAGACTTACCAGAAAATATTACCGAACACACCATTTATTATGCAGTCACTTCAACTTCCAATGGGACAAGAACAGATGGTGTAACCCTGACAACAAGTGAAATTCAATTAGCATCTTCAGAATCTGATGCATCTCTTGGAGTTCCAATTACTGCATATCTTGGTAAAAATCTTAGAATTCTAAGTAGAGTATCAGACAAAGAATCTGGTGATGTTGGACATCCAGTTCAATTTGATTCCACAAACAAGCAGTGGTATATCAAATCTACTGCAAGTAATCAAATTTATACTCAACTCAATTCTCTTGGTGGTGTTGCTGTTTTTGGAGATAGAACAGATCCATCTTATATTAAGAGAACTCCAGATTCAAGAAGTTTGGATGAAAAGATCTATAAATTAAGAGTTGTTATTCCAAAAGAACTCACTAATGCCAAGGCACCAGAACCAGGATTTATTCTTCAAGAATCTAGTACAACTGGTGTTAGAACAGATGGAGACTTTACTCTTGCATCAGTCAGAAATCTCAATACCTCTGATTATAAGTACAATCGTAATCCAAGATTCATTGCAAGTTGCACGAGATCAGCAATAGTTAGTGGAATTTATACCGTAACAATCGTAACTGAAATTCCACATAATCTCCAAGTCGGAGATGATGTAACCATTTATAATGTCAAAGATTCTACTATTAATCCAAATGGAGAAGATAATTTAGGATATAATGGAAAATATTCAGTAAAATCGATTATAAGTGATCTATCATTTACATATGAAATTACGTCTGGTGTTGCGGTATCTGCAACAATGCCAACATCTAAAACCTCAAGTTGGCCAAGATTTGAAAGAACTGATCTAAAATCAAACGTTTACATTTATCGTAGTGTGCCAATTTCTGAGTACATTGAGGGACAACAGGATGGTGTCTATCATGTTTTTGCATTGAATGCAAGCAATACTATTGAGGAAGAATTTACTGACCTATCTTACAGTCAAAATGTTGTTGATTTTTATCCACAACTTGATAGAGATAATATTGATGATAACCCACGAGCATCCAAGACTTATGCAGTTAGATCACCACTTGGAAAAGTAGTAACAAACGATCTCAAGAGAAGTGTTACGAGAGAAACCGCAGATAAATTACTGATAACACTTGGTGTTGGACTAGGAGTTTCTGCCGTTAATACTTCATCTGGAGTTTCTACGGTTACATTTGCAAGACAACATAATCTTGCTGGAATTGTAACGGCAACCATTAGCAACGTTGGTGCTGGATATAGTAACGGAACATTTTATAATGTTAAGATTCTACCAGATGGAACAATTACTAGCAACTGGCAAGGTGCAACAGCAACTGTTGTAGTTAGCAGTGGTCAGGTACAATCTGTTGTTGTTACAAATGGTGGATCTGCATACACGGCAGGAACCTATGAGCTTGATGAAACTGTAATCGGTAATAATGGAGCAAGCACTGATGTAGCATTGACGGTTTCTGCAACTGGTATTTCATCTGCTGTTGGTCAAAGTATTCAATTTACTGGTGCAGGTACAACTTCTGATGGATATTATCGTGTCACAAATATTCTTGGGGTTAATCAGATTGCAATTGCCAAAACTTCAGGTGATCCGGGAATTACAACATCACAATATGCATTTATTACTGGTCCAACCATCAGTATTGCATCAACATCTTACGGATCTGCAACTGGAATCACTACCTTTACATGCACATATGCTCATGGATTAGTCGCTGGAAACAAATTTAGAGTTCTTGATTCCAATAACAATAATAAGGGTGATTTTATCGTAAAATCACGAGTTGGAGTCAATACCTTCACCGCACTGACTAACGGCAATATTGGCATTGTAACACATATTCTAAAACATGCATTCTCTGCAAATGATGGATTATCTGACCAATCACAAGAAAATCTTGGAATAAGAGGTATTCCTCTCTTTGATGAAGAGGTTGCCTATGTGATTAGTTTCACTAGTGACACTCAAATTAGAATTAGTATTCCAAATGCTGGTATTGGTACTGTTCAAAGATTCCCCTATGGATCTTATATTCAGATTGATGAAGAAATTATGAGAGTTGCGAGCAGCACTCTTGGTGGAACAAATAATGATGAAATTACCGTGATTCGTGGTGCTCTTGCAACGAGAAAGTCTTCTCATGATAATGGATCGTTGATTAGAAAAATCAAACCAATTCCTGTTGAATATCATAGACCATCTATTGTCCGTGCTTCTGGACACACCTTTGAATATCTTGGTTATGGTCCTGGAAACTATTCGACCGGTCTTCCACAAATTCAAATTAAATCTTTATCAGAAAGAGAAGAGTTTCTTGTTCAATCACAAGAAAGAAAAGGTGGAATTGTTGTTTATACTGGTATGAACAACAGAGGTGATTTCTTTGTTGGAAACCAGAAGAAAACATCTACAACTGGTGAAGAAGTTACCTTTGATACACCAGTTCCAACAATCACTGGTGAGGATCCAAAGAGATTAAGTGTTGTATTTGATGAAGTCACCATTAAAGAAAGATTGGTTGTTGAAGGTGGAAACTCCAACACCGTTCTATCTCAATTTGATGGTCCAGTTACCTTCAACAAAGAAATTAACTTTAATGATATTGTCAATCTAAGAGATATTACAAAAATTGTTGATGATACTCAATCAACCACAACAAAAACAGGATCCCTTACAACCAAAGGTGGTGTTGGAATTGAGAAAAATCTGAACGTTGGTGGAACAGTATCAATTACTGGAATCTCGACGTTTACTGGACTATTAGATGCCAATGGTGGCGCAACAATTGACAATATTCGTGTTGGTATTGCTGGTGATAACGAGATTGATACTTCCAGTGGAAACTTAACGATTGATTCTGCTGGTGGAACAACAACACTTGATGATGATATTATTGTAACTGGTAATGTATCAATTACTGGAATCTCGACGTTTACTGGACTATTAGATGCCAATGGTGGTGCAACAATTGACAACATTCAAATTGGTATTAGTGGTGATAACGAGATTGATACTTCTAGTGGAAACTTAACGATTGATTCTGCTGGTGGAACAACAACACTTGATGACAATGTAAGTGTTACTGGAACTCTGACAGTAACAAGCACTTTGAGTGTAAATGGGAATACAACTCTCGGAAATGAATCAACAGATATTACAACGGTGAATGGTGAATTAAGAGTTACACAAGATATTACCGCATTCTACACATCTGACCAAAGATTAAAGGACAATATCACGCCGATTGATGATCCTCTTGCAAAAGTTCTTTCAATTAGTGGTAACACATATGATTGGAACAAAAACTCCAATAAGTCTGGTCATGATGTTGGTGTCATTGCTCAAGAAATTCAGTCGGTTCTACCAGAAGCAGTAATTGAACGAGATAATGGTTATTTGGCAGTTGACTATCATAAGATTGTTCCACTTCTTGTTGAAGCAATCAAAGAACTTTCTCATAAGGTAGAAGTTCTTGAGCAAAAGTTACAAGATAAATAACTAAAAAACATATAAAATGGCAAATTATAGGAAGTCATTTAATTTTAGAAGTGGTGTTCAGGTTGATAATGATAGATTAATTGTAGATGGAAGGGGTAATGTTGGAATCGGAACATCAATCCCTAATAGGGAGCTCGATGTTTTTGGTACTACAAGATTAAATGGTTTACTAGAATCAAATAATGTTAGTGTTTCTGGAATATCCACATTCTCAAATGATATAAAAGTTGGATCTGGAATTACATTTGGTGCATTATCAGGAATTATTACTGCTGTCTCATTCAGAGGTGATGGATCTCAGTTAAGTGGAGTCGTTGGAATTGCCACTGGTGGATGGGTATCAAATGCTGGAACTCTTTCAACATCACAACTGATTGGTATAGGAACAACGAATCCAGTTTATCAGTTGCAAATTGGACAAAATCCAGTAACTTCTGGTGGTGTTGCAATTACATCAGAGGGAAATGTTCTTGTTAATGGAATTTCTACATTTTCATCATTAGGTATTACTGGACTCACTACAACCCAGAATCTTCAGGTCACTGGAGTATCCACAATTGCAACTCTAGGTGTTACTGGTCTCAACACGACCAGAGATCATATCGTTACTGGAGTGTCTACAATTGCAACTCTAGGTGTTACTGGACTCACTACAACCCAGAATCTTCAGGTCACTGGAGTATCTACAATTGCAACTCTAGGTGTTACTGGACTCACTACAACCCAGAATCTTCAGGTCACTGGAGTATCTACATTAGGAATTGTAACGTCTCATAATATTTTTTCTGCAGGAGTTGTCACTGCGACATCTTTTGTTGGACCTCTTACAGGCACCGCAAGCACCGCATTGGGTCTTTCTGGAACGCCAAATATTATTGTCGGTATATTAACTGCAACAACGTCAAATGCAACCACACTATTTGTATCTGGAAACACTTTATCTGCTCTAAGTAATGGTAATGTCGGTATAGGAACCACAAATCCAACAGAAGATTTACAAGTTAAGAGATCTGGTGCTGCTGCAATTGAAATCATTAGTGATACAAGCACTTCAACGATTGCAATTGGTAAATCTGTAGGTCTTGGAAACAGTAGTGCAGCATTCATTTATGATTCTGGACTCTTAAAAATCAATAATTATGATTTGGGTGGCATTGAATTTAACTTACATGAGGGAACTGGAACAGGAACAACTGATGGATTTAGAGTCAAATATGATTCTTCAACTTTGATGAATCTTACATATGATGGCAAGTTAGGTATTAATGCTTCTAATCCGGACTACAACTTACAGGTCAATGGAACCTCATATATTTCAGGAAACAGTCAAATAGTTGGTATTCTTACAATTGGTACTGGAGGATCTAAAATTGTTTTAGATCCAATCGGTGGAAACAGTGTAATTCCATTCCCAGCATCTCAGAACTTAAATACCACTTCGGGACTTAGTACATTTAATAATCTAAAAACAACTGGTTATGTTGAAGTTGGTCTCGGTGTTACCGTAAAACAAGACTCAATATTTGAAAAGAGAGTTGCAATTAATACTTCTACATTTAGTGTACTTGATCCATCTAGTTCTTATAAATTAATTGTTTCCGGAGGCACAAGATCTGCAGGAGACATTAGTTTGTCTGGAAGACTGGGTATTTCTTCAGATGGAACATTTTATAGTGATCCTAGAGTCATTCCAAACGTTGCACCATTTTCAAGTGATGTACCTTTCTTCAGTTATGGTGACGTTCAGATGGTCACCCAAGGTGGAGCAAGTATTGTCACTCAAAATATTATATTAGTTCCTCAAGTTGGTGTTGCAACCGTAGGATTTGGTACAACTAATGGTGGATTAAAACCAGGTGGAAGTTTTGATACAAATAATTATCTAACGACAATTGGTATTAATACTTATTTCGCAAGAGGTATTCTTGATGTTGGAACTGCATCGACAACGATGAACAGTTACTTTATACCACCATCATTGACACAATCTGAACTTGATATTGTCAGCACCTTGTGGAATAGTCCAACAAGAACTGGATATGGAACAGCAAGAAGAGTAACTCCAAATGGTGTTCCACCTGGAGCACTTGTTTATAATAAAACTGTAGGACAGTTGCAAATTGGAATTGGTTCTACTAGTTTTGTTGGTCTTGCTACAATAGGTTCTTCTGGTGGTAAAGTCATTCAGGTTGCGACTGGAAGCACCGACATTCCTGTCTATCATGCCGGTGATTCGTCAACTGGACTATCGGCTTCCATCACTTTATCATCCCCAACAAGTAAGGTTATGGTATATGTAACACAACCTCTTTATCTAATTGGCAGTGGTTCGTTAATCTTGTATAGATCAGGATCTGGCATATCCACATCTGGTATAAGCACAACAGGTTACGGAGCTTGGAATAATACGGGTCCCGTCAGTTATGATAACAATGCAACGGCTTCAATTTCATATTTGGATTCTCCAGGTACGGTATCAACACTTACATACGAAACATTTGTTTCAATAGATTATCTCTCCTCTTGCACATCGAATGCATATTCGACTCCATCTTTTGGTGGTTCATATGGTAGTGCAAAATCAACAATTACTCTAATGGAGATTCTAGCATGAAACCAACTATAATAAAAGCAATTTTATCTCTTGGTGGGAAAAAAGATATTGTAAGAATTGTAGGTAACACCTATGAAGGAATTGAGTGGGTCAATGATCCAAAGTTTACTAAAAAACAAGTTGAAAATGAATTAAAACGACTTGAAAATGAATATTCCTCTAAAGAGTACCAAAGACTTCGTGCTGTAGAGTATCCACCAATTGGTGATCAATTAGATGCTTTATTTCATGCAGGAGTCTTTCCATCAGAAATGGCAGAAAAAATACAAGCAATTAAAGATAAATATCCAAAACCTTGACACTCTACTAAAAATCCTGTAGACTACCTTTGTCTGGGTTGGAGATGAGAATCTAAGACGCTTTAAGAACCGTCCACTGGGTCGCACCAGGGACGGTTTCGTGCTATAATAGTTTCATACGCAATGAGACCTGTGTTCCAACTCCGACCTCATCAGCAGATTGCCCTTGATGCACTGCGTCAGAATGCCAAGGGTATTTGTGTGTTCCCGACTGGTGGTGGTAAGACCAACGTTGGTATCTTTGATGCGATTCAAGAGTTTCTGAAAGAAACTGCTCAGACTATTGTAATTGTTGCTCCCCGCATTCTTTTGGCAGAGCAACTGTCTTCTGAGTATCTTGAGTTTATCACCAATGCTTCCGTGTTGCATGTTCACAGTGGTGAGACTCATCACTTCAGCAGCACTCGTCCGAATGTGATTCGTACTTGGGTAGAACAAACTCAAGGTCACAAACTGATCTTTACCACTTACAATTCTCTGCAGCAACTTGCCAAGGCAGAGATTGAGGTGAATACGATTTACTTTGATGAAGCACACAATAGCATTCAACGTCACTTCTTTCCTGCCGCAGAGTATTTCTCTCAGGAAGCAGAACGTTGCTATTTCTTCACTGCAACTCCAAAGTATTCTGCCACTGTTGGCAAACCTGGTATGAATGATACTGAGGTCTACGGTAGCATTATTGCTAAGGTCCCTGCACCCGAACTGGTGGAAGGTGGTTACATCATTCCTCCGAAGGTGATTGCCAAGCAACTGCGTCTGTCTGTCAAGGGTGAGGATATTGCTCAACGTGACTGTGAGTATCTGCTGGAAACGATCTCTGATCATCCTGTCAACAAGATTCTGATCTGTGCTAAGGCAACACGTCATATTATTAGTCTGCTGTCCGAAACCAACTTTGCCGAACAACTGGCAGAGGAAGGTTATTCTGTGATGCACATTACTGCCAAGCACGGTGCATTCATTGACGGTCAAAAGGTCAACCGTGAGGTGTTCTTTGACACTCTGAATGCCTGGGGTAAGGATGCAGACAAGAAGTTTGTGGTTCTGCACCACAGCATTCTTGCAGAAGGCATCAACATTTCTGCACTTGAGGCAGTGGTGTTCCTGCGTTCTATGGACGTTGTGGGCATCGGTCAGACG